GGCTGCCGTCGGGTTTCACAGTCTTCAAGCTGCAGCTTGTCAGTGTTATCGCGGTATCCCCGTTAGGGTCAGTTAACTCAGTATCACTGAGCTTACATCGCAGAAAAAATATTAACATGGCAACGCGAAAAAAGCAACTCACCCGCGGTGAGAAGGTCTGCGCGTTCATCGAAAAGTTCTGTGTCGCGCCTGAAGGTCAGCACATTGGCAAGCCAATTGAGCTACTACCTTTCCAGCGCAAGTTTCTGCTGGAGATTTACGATTCTCCGTTTGGCACTCACACCGCCATGTTGTCGATCGCCAGAAAGAACGGCAAGACGGCGCTGATTGCAGGTATGTTGCTGGCCCACTTGGCTGGCCCAGAAGCGGTGCAGAACAGTCAAATCGTCAGCGGTGCGCAGTCTAAAGAGCAAGCCGCCGTGGTGTTTGAGCTTGCCCGCAAGATGGTCGAGATGTCAGAAACGCTATCCAAGCTGGTGCGAATCCAGCCCAGCGGCAAGCGCCTGATCGGCCTGAGTAAAAACGTGCTGTACCGGGCGCTGTCGGCTGAAGGCAAGACCGCCCACGGCCTCTCGCCAATCCTGGCCATCTTGGACGAAGTTGGCCAAGTCGTTGGCCCGACAGACAAGTTTGTTTCTGCAATCACCTCTGCCCAGGGTGCTTACACAAACCCGCTTTTGGTGGCCATCAGCACCCAGGCACCGACAGACGCTGACATGTTCAGCACTTGGATCGACGCCCACCGCAACGCACCCGACCCTCGTGTGGTGTGCCATGTGTACGAAGCCAAGGCAGACTGCAAGCTCGATGACCGCAAGGCGTGGGCAGCGGCCAACCCGGCGATGGGCAAGTTTCGCTCGATTGACGACATTGAAAAGCAATGCAAGGCAGCGACTGAAATGCCGGCCAACGAGCCAGAGTTTCGCAACCTGATCCTGAATCAGCGCGTCGAAGCCGTCAGCCCGTTCGTCAGCCAATCGGTGTGGCAGGGCAACGGAGATGCTTGCGGCCCGATAGAGCGCCAGAAGGTATGGGGCGGCTTGGACTTGTCCAGTGTCAACGACTTGACTGCGATGGTTCTGGTCACTGAAGACGGCGGCGTCCACCCAGAGTTTTGGCTACCGGCTGAAGGGTTGGCAGAGAAGTCGCGCAAGGACAGGGTGCCATACGACCTATGGGCCAAGCAAGGCCACCTGAACACGACCCCTGGCCGTGCCATTGAATACGAATTTGTAGCTGAAGCCATGCGCGGCCTGTTTGACCGCTGCGATGTGCAAAAGATCGCCTTTGACCGCGCACTGTTTGAACACCTCAAACCCTGGCTGGTCAAGGCCAACTTCAGCGACAGCGAAATCGAAAAGTTTGTTCCTTACGGGCAAGGCACCCTGAGTATGACGCCAGCTTTGAGAGCTTTGGAAGTCAAATTGTTGGGCAAACAACTCCGTCACGGGAACCATCCAATTTTGGAAATGTGCGCCAAGAATGCAAAAGTCGTTGGCGACTCAGGCGCACGCAAGTTTGACAAAAAGCACCAACGTGGCCGCATCGACGGCATGGTCGCACTGGCGATGGCGTGCGGCGTCATGCCGATGGAAATCGAATCAACAGACATAACCCAAGGTTTTGTAATCATCTAAATGAGCATTCTGACCCGCATTACCGAGGCATTTGGCTTTGGTAAGGCCGAGTCACGTCCACAAAACGCGACTTACAGCCAAGATGTCATGGACGCCTTCGGTACGCTCCCAAGCGCCAGCGCAGGAATGGCAGTCACTGCCGTGTCTGCAATGCGTGTTGCAGCCGTGTTTGCGTGTGTCCAGAAGATTGCTGGTGCCATCGCAACCCTGCCAATCCATGTTTACAAGACCAACGGCGATGTGAAGGCGAGACTGCCGAGGGACGACCTTTGGTACAAGCTCAACGAATCGCCAAGTCCTATGTGGACAGCGGCAAGCCATTGGGAACTTGTCAGCACCAACCAACTGCTGCGTGGTGACGCCTTTGCGCTGATCGTTCGTGGCCTGAACAACAGCATCCAGCAATTGCTGCCACTGCCACACAGCATTGTCAACATCCAGCGTGAGTCGGATGGGTCAATCAGGTACTACCTGAACCTGACGCAATACGGCATGGGCAACAAGTGGGTTGACCCAAGCGAAATCCTGCACTTTCCCGGCTTCGGGTTTGACGGTATGCGCTCCATGTCGGTCATCAGCTACGCCGCACGCAACGCTGTGGGCAACGCCCTGGCAATGGACGACTACAGCGGCAAGTTTTTCGCCAACGGCGCACACCCATCCAGTGTGATCAAAGCCCCCGGCAAGATGAACCCAGAGCAAGTCGCTGCACTGCAAGCGGCATTCGCTCAAAAGTATTCAGGATTGGACAACGCGCACCGACTGCCAATGGTCTTGACCGAAGGTTTGGACATGCGCGAGGTCAGCATCAACGCCCAAGACGCGCAGTTGCTCGAAGCTCGCAAGTTCCAAGTTATCGACATTGCACGCGCCTTCGGTGTGCCGCCACACATGATTGGCGAAACCAGCGCCAGCACCAGTTGGGGCAGCGGCATCGAATCCATGTCTCGCGGCTTTGTCACCTATACGTTACAGCCGCATTTGGTGCGGATTGAACAAGAACTCAACCGCAAGCTATTTCCAAGAAACACCGGGCGCTTTGTCCAGTTTGACCGTGACGCCCTCATCGAAGGCGACAGCGCAGCGCAAGCCGCCTACAACCGCGCTGCTCTGGGTGGCCCCGGCACCGGCCAAGGCTGGATGACCCTGAACGAAGTCCGTAAAACCAAGGGCATGGCACCCGTAGAAGGTGGCGACAAGATATTTGACCCACGGGACGTGCAGACTGCCCAACCCCAGGAGGCACCAGCCCCATGAACAAGCTATTCCAACTCCACCTAGACAACCTGGCGCGTGACAACCAACCCGTCAATCTGGTGCAAAACGCTGACAGTGCCAGCCTTTACATATATGACGTGATCAGCGCCGATTGGGGTGTCAACGCACTTGATGTGGTGGATGCCATCACGCAAGCTGGCGAGTCGCCCGTCCTGAATGTTTACATCAACAGCCCCGGCGGTGATGTGTTTGAGTCCCGCGCAATCATGGCCGCGATTGACCGCTTTCCCGGCAAGACCGTAGCACACATTGACTCGCTCTGCGCCAGCGCAGCTACATCCATTGCATTGGCCTGCGATGAGGTCAACATGAACGACGGCGCGTTGTTCATGGTGCATAACGCCAGCGGTTTGGTGTGGGGTGACAAGACCGCTATGCGCGACACCGCCGACCTGTTGCAAAAGGTCGAACTGTCCATCATCAAAGACTACACCGACAAGACCGGCAAACCCGACTCTGAAGTCATCTCCATGATGAACGCAGAGACATGGATGACCGCTACCGAAGCCAAAGAAAACGGCTTCATTGACAACATCATAGCCGCCAAATCCAAGGCCAAAAACACTTGGAACCTATCTGCCTACAGCAAGGCACCGCCACCTGATCCGGTGGATGAAGAACCCCAACCAGAACCCGCTCTTGAAGCGGGTTTTTTTATGTCCGAAGCCAACGACAAAAAGTTGACTTTGACCCTTCTCGACGCTTCTCGCGTAGGAACCGCTGGCAGTCGGTCACTGCTGAATCTGTAAGGAAAATCATGGATAACATCCAAAATCTGCGCGAGAAGATTGCAAACCTCGCAACTCAAGCCAAGCACCAAATTGCAGAAAAAGGTTCTGCCACTTGGACACCCGAAGAACAGACCACGTTCGACAATTTCACAGACGAAATTGAGCGCACACAGGCGCAAATCAAGTCCATCGAAAAGATGCGCGAACTGGACGCAGAGAAGTTCTTTGAGAACGCCGCTCAGTCCATCAAAAAGCCTGAAGATGGCATGGACGCCCTGACTGCTGTCGCGCTTTACCTGCGCAACGGCAACAACGTCACGCCAGAACAGGCAGTGCAAATCCGCAATGCCATGTCCACCACGACGACAACTGAAGGCGGCTACACCGTCCCCAGCGAAATCGCGGCAATGGTTGTCGATGCGCTCAAGGCATTTGGTGGAATGCGTCAAATCGCACGCATCATCAATACCGCTGGCGGCAACTCGCTCAACTTCCCGACATCGGATGGCACATCTGAAGTTGGCGCAATCGTGGCAGAAAACACTGCTGCCAGCACTGGTGAAATCACGTTTGGTACTGTTGCGGTTAACCCGTACAAGTACAGCTCCAACAAGATTGCTATTCCTTGGGAACTCATCCAAGACAGCGCCATCGATGTGGTTGGCTTCGTGACAAACCGCTTGGCAACTCGCCTTGCACGCATCACAAACCAGCACTACACCACCGGCACTGGCTCCAGCCAGCCTTACGGTGTCATGGCACGCGCTGCAACCGGCAAGACCGGCACCACAGGTCAGACTCTGACCGTGATCTATGACGACCTGATCGACCTGATCCACAGCGTCAACAGCGCACACCGTGGCGCAGGTGCACGCTTCATGCTGCGCGACACCAGCGTTGCCGTCATCCGCAAGCTGAAGGACACCACTGGCCGTCCTATCTGGAACCCAGGCGATGCGGAGGGCATTGCAGGAGGCACGCCAGCCACCATCGCGGGTTACGCCTATACGGTGAACGACGATGTAGCTGCTATGGCTGCCAACGCCAAGTCCATCGCTTTCGGCGACTTCAGCCAGTTCGTTATTCGTGACGTAAATGGTGTTGACATTCGCCGCTTTGACGATTCTGCCTTCGCCCTCAACGGCCAAGTCGGTTTCTGCGGTTGGATGCGTACCGGCTCCAACCTGTTGGATACGGCCAGCGTCAAGGTGTATGTGAATAGTGCGACCTGATCGGTTGTTTTCCTCGAAGCCACTGCCATAAGCGGTGGCTTTTTAAAGCAACTCATCAGGACAAAACATGGCAACCAAGAAATCAGACACCGTTGAAGCGGTGGTGTTGTGCGACTGCGTATTTGGCAATGTCGATGAAGTCGTTTCGCTGACACCCGGCGAAGCGCAGACCGGCAAAGAAATCGGCGTGATCGACCTGCACCCAGACGCCATCAAAGCTGCCAAGGCCAAATAAATGGCACTCAAACTCATCACAGCCGCAACCGCGCTTGCCGTGTCCCTGGACGAAGCCAAGGAACACCTGCGCGTTACGTCGATT